ATTTGGAAGAATGACGTGATGATCGATCAAGATTCTCACTCTAAAGAGTACCAAAAGATTCTTGAACAAAACATTCTCAAACTGAACCATAAGTCCTTCCATCAGATCATTGTCCTTGGAAGCTCCTCTTTTGTTCCTTTCATGCAGCTGACCGCCCAACACCGCAGAGAAGTTATCGAAGATCTTTTGGACATCAACGTGTTCTCTAAGATGAACCAACTTCTGAAACTAAAGAACAGTGATCTAAAGGATACTATCAAAGATATCCAATATCGTATCGATCTGCAATCAAATAAGATAGATACACAACGTAAATACATCCAAGACATTAATAGAATCAACAAAGATCTGAAGTCGCAGAAAGAAACCGCGATTACTACTCTACGTCAAGAGATGAGTGACATTAGTCACAATAACTCTGCATTGACATTGAAGATCCAGCATCAAAACGCTATTTGGCCAACTAAAGAGCACAAAACTCGTCAGAAGAGTATGCAGTTAATGCAGTACAATACTCAATTTAAAACTGATATTAAGTCTGTGGTTAAAGATGCGAAGTTCTTTGAAGAGAACTGCACATGCCCAACTTGTACTCAAGACATTAGTGATGAGATCAAAAGGGATAAGATCTCTAAAGCGTCTGAACGTGCTCGTGAGTTGAACTCCGCATTGAATAAACTAACTGAAGAGATCTCGGCTACTGAGTTAGAACTATCCACCATTACTAAGAACCTTGAAGACATACGCGCGTGGCAAACTGATCTCAACGTTAACACTCAAGCGATTATTCGTATTGAACGTTCAATCAAAGAGCTTGAGAACGAGATTGACAACCTAACAGATACCACTAGCGATATCACTAAGGCTAAAGATGATCTAGATCTGTATATTGACGATAAAGATACTATGATTGAAGAGAAACTAACTCTTAACGATAAGTTTCAATACAACCAAGTGATTGGTGAAATGTTGAAAGATACTGGGATTAAGACTAAAATCGTTCGGCAGTATCTACCAGTGATCAACAAACTAGTCAATCAATATCTACAGGTATTAGACTTCTTCGTGTCTTTCAACCTTGATGAGTCGTTTGTTGAAACGATCAAGTCACGACATCGTGATGGTTTCTCGTATGATTCGTTCTCAGAAGGTGAGAAGCAACGTATTGACTTGGCCCTATTGTTTACGTGGCGAATGATCGCTAAGATGAAGAATTCGGTGGCAACCAATCTACTGATCTTAGACGAAACATTTGATTCATCTTTGGACTATGAAGGGGTTGACAACCTTATGAAAATCATCTATACTTTAGGGGATGACACAAACGTCTATGTGATCTCTCACAAAGGTGACATTCTTGAAGGCAAGTTTGCTAACAAGATAGAGTTCATTAAACAAAATAACTTTAGCAAGATTAAAGGATCTATATAATGGAACTATCCAACTTTACTACGCAAGTATTGAAGAACTTTGCATCGATTAACTCTAACATTGTTATCAATGCTGGCAATACGATTATGACGGTTGCAGAAGCAAAGAACATCGTTGCGAGTGCAGACGTTGAGGAAACATTTCCTCAAGAGATTGGCATCTATGACCTATCAGAGTTTCTCTCTGTGATTGGTCTTGTCAACACACCAACTCTGCGATTCACTGATAAGTATGTGCAGATTGGTGATGCATCGGGTCGAGCTCAGATTAAGTACTTCTTCTCTGATACTGACAATCTAACAAAGCCGAGTGAGACGAATGTGCGTAACAAGGGTCTTCCAATGCCAGATGCTAACGTATCGTTTACTCTTGATCAAGGGACACTGAATAATCTCAAGCGCGCTGCTGGTGCTCTTGGTCATAGTCAAGTGTCTATTACAGGGAAGAGCAATCTGATCACTCTGAGTGTTGTTGATCAAGACAATTCCACCTCTAATACATACTCCATCGATGTGGATGGGGAAGCTGACACTGATCAGTTTAACTTTATTTTTAACATTGCTAACTTGAAGGTTATTCCAGCTGACTACAAGGTCGAGCTTACTTCCAAGTTAATCTCTCAGTTCACCAGCCTTAATCTTGAGAAAGAAATCAAGTATTGGGTTGCGCTTGAAAAATCGTCAACATACAAATAAGGATTTATTATGTCCCAAGTACGTCTTAACCAACTCGCAAACCAAGCATCTCGTAGCACAATCGCGGTAATTGATGCTGTCACTCAACGTGGCGGCTTCCGTGGAGAAGAACTATCAACCATTGGTGGTCTTCGTGACCAATGCGTTCAAATTGTACAACTTGCAGAATCAGTACAAGAGGAAGCTGCGTTGACAGAGGAACCATCCAAAACAATCAAGAAGTAATTGACTTTCCGCTCAGTTTGAACTACAATTATAATTTTATTATGGAGAGCTAAATGTCTAATGATTTCTTGTGGGTAGAAAAGTATCGGCCTCGTAAGATTGCCGATACGATTCTGCCTAAATCTCTTAAAGAAACCTTCCAAGCTATTGTAACCAGTGGACAGATGCAGAACATGCTGTTCACTGGTACTGCTGGATTGGGTAAAACTACAGTAGCTCGAGCCCTATGTAACGAGATGGGGCTCGACTATATCGTCGTAAACGGATCAGAAGAGGGTAACATCGACACTCTTCGTGGTAAGATCAAGCAGTTTGCTTCTTCTATCTCACTCGCTGGTGGATATAAGGTAGTAATCCTTGACGAAGCAGACTACCTCAATCCTCAGTCCACCCAGCCAGCTCTTCGTGCGTTCATTGAAGAGTTTAGCAACAACTGTCGTTTCATCCTTACTTGTAACTTCAAGAACCGTGTAATCGAACCTCTTCACTCTCGTTGTAGCGTGTATGAGTTTAACACGACTAAGAAGGATCTAGCTGGCTTATCTGGCCAGTTTATGAAGCGACTCGAGTTCATCCTCAATGCCGAAGGTGTTAAGTATGAACAGCAAGCTATCATCGATTTGATTATGAAGTATGCACCTGACTGGAGGAGGACTATTAATGAAGTTCAACGCTTGGCTAACACTCCTAGCGGTATTGCTATTCGTGAACTTGGGTCTTTTCAGTCTGCAGATAGCTTTAGCGATCTTGCCCTAGCGCTGAAAGCTAAAGACTTCAAGAAGATGCGCTCTTGGGTAGTCAATAACCAAGACATCGATTCATCTGCAGTGTTTCGTGGTCTGTATGATCGCATGAATGATCTTGTGCAGCCTCAAAGCATTCCTCAGTTGGTTCTGATCCTTGCTGACTATCAGTACAAGGATGCATTTGTTGCTGACCATGAGCTGAATATGGTTGCTTGTATGACTGAGATCATGGCTGGGGTTGCATTCAAGTGACCCCATTTGATTATTTGAATACCATCAACGACACCAAGCAAGATATAATGGAGACTGAATTAGATGAGCGTAGCTACGTTCCTTTTGTTATCAATCGCAGTTTGTCTTATTTTGCTGATACTGTTGGTTTGGCCAACGTAGTCAATCAACACCACCACATTGATAAAAAGCTTCAATATCACTTCCTTATAAATATCATAAGAAAGCGGAAACGCTTTTCGAAATGGATTAAACCTGACTTAGTTAGTGATATGGAAGTTGTGAAACAATATTATGGCTATAGCAACGATAAAGCTCGCCAAGTTTTTCATCTTCTATCACCTGAGCAAATAGAAGAATTAAGAAAAAAGGTGAGCAAAGGTGGAAGAAAGTAACATTGTACAATGGTCTCCAACAGATATGTTGGAAATCACACTTAATGAACCAGATGATTTTCTAAAGGTTCGTGAGACGTTGACACGTATTGGCGTGGCGTCTCGTAAAGATAAAAAGCTATATCAATCGTGTCACATCTTGCACAAGCAGGGTCGATACTTTATTGTGCACTTCAAAGAGTTATTCATGCTTGACGGCAAGAAGGCTAACCTTGAAGAGAATGATGTAATGAGACGCAATACAATTACAACATTGATTAGTGATTGGGGATTGGTTAATATTCAATCTACTAAACCGTTGCAGTGTGCACCACTGCGTCAGATTAAGATCATCTCTTTTAAAGAAAAGGATGAGTGGGAACTGTGCCCAAAGTATAATATTGGTAATAAGTAATGTTTATTAAGACTGTTGATAATGCACTAGATGCATCTACATTATCGGCTCTTGAACAAGAAATTGAAGCGATTACACGTTTAAACAAATGGCAAAAGGTGTTTGAACGTGCTGGATCTCATATGTTAGAGGCTAATGACCTCACATCATTACCAGCGCTGCAAGATTACTACCACATTGTTTCGAATGCAGAGGGTTTGGAATTCATCGAATCAAGCATTGGAATCAGTGGAGTTATCTGTGATCCTCATATGATTGGTGCTGGATATAGCCAGATAAAAGATCACGGTGATCTTAAACCTCACATTGACTTCAATTGGAATGATAGACTGAAGTTGCACCGCGTGGCATCACTCATCGTTTATCTCTCAACTCCTGAAGAAGGTGGTGAGATTGAATTTGAGAACACTGCTAAGATTGAAGTAAAGAAGAATCGTGCTGTGGTATTTGAACATAGCGAAACGATTCGTCACTTTGTTCATCCTGTAAAAGGTATTCGTAATGCTGTTAGATTTTTCTACTATGCATCTAAACTTAAGCCGCCAAAAGGGTATCATAGAAGTTTATATGGATTAAAGAATGGAAAACCAACAGA